CGTGGGCGATGCAGGAACCGTCGAACTCGCTGACGTTGCTGGACGAAACGTTCTCAGTATCCGCGCCGGAATCATCCGCGATCAGAAAGCCCTGAAGTATTTGCAGGACTACATCAACACGCAGTGTCTGAAATAAAAAAGTTTTGACCGCACTTTGCAAAGTACAAAGTCCATTAAATGAGCCTCGCGAATATGCGGGGCTTTTTTATGCACATCGCACACAATCAACTAACAGGTAATTTTATGAGCGAAGCTAAACCGCAGGACGGCAGCACAGTTAAAGGCTACCGCACACTATCGCCAGGCGATATTGAAGTTATGAACCGGCTTAAAGGTGTTAGCCGCCATTTCCTCAGTCTGCTTGATACCGCCAAAGTGACTGGCGCTGATCCGCGTTGGGTCGCGATGGCCAAAACCGAAATGCAGAAAGCCTGTATGTTCGCGTGTCGTTCTGTGGCTAAGCCAGACGACGACTGCTGAGGGCAGCACAAGGCGCATTTATGAGTGCGCATGATATTTTTTCGCTCTGCACAAGACCTACGGTTAGCCACGTTGTGAAGCGCCGCGAAGCCGGACCATGATCGGCGCTGGGCCAGTGCAATATCGACAAGGCCAACATCAGAAGGATTGAAGCGGAGCGCGATCACATAACGCAAAGATAACGATATTTCCACAGATCTACTGCTTGAATTGAAATGTAGCGGCCCAATAAATACTGAGCACCTGATTTGGGTGCTTTCATTTTGAAAGGACTACACACATGAAAGACGGTATTTATTTTGTCGTGTTCAGAAGCGGTCAGAATGATGTTGGAAACGGAACGGTCGTTGTGAAGGATAACGCGGTTAACGGTGGCGATTTTGGGTTTACCTATCAGGGGCGTGTCCAGGACGGGAGATTGAACCTACACGTATCGCGGCATAATCCCTCCGCACAAAACGTGATCGCAGGTCTTAATGATTATGTTATGGACCTTTCTGTGCGCGATATAGGTGACGGCTATTTCCTTGAAGGCGGTATTGAAGGCGTTCCAGGTGCGACCTTGGCCGTCCAGGCGAAATTCATCGGCAATTTGATTTAAAGACCAAAGTTTCCATAAACCGCCTTCGGGCGGTTTTTAATTACCATCACCATGGGAAGAATCATCGTAATGGCGTAATTGAAATATTTTGTCTGCACAGTCCCATGGTTAGCCGCGCTGTGAAGCGTCGAGAACTATGGAAAGAACTGATGACTACTTAGCAAGAAATGCTTGCTCAGCAGAAACCAGGTAGTCATAGTAGAATTTGTAGCCAAGCTCTGCGAGCGCAATGGGGTTTTTACTTAATATCGCCTTCCCAAGGTGGTTTTCGGGTGGATCATATTTTATTCCACGATTGATGCATGAGACTGCTTCAATCTTGCCTGGTTCAATAACAACTTTAACCGGACCGCCAGGAATAATAGTGGTGTTTCCTTGCCCATCAATAGACATATGTTGGATGTGAACAGAGCCACCCGGACTAATAGAATCAATACTTAGTCCACCGGCAAGAAATCTGGATGTATCTGCAATTCCATGATGTGCGGTATTTCTTGCTTGCTTCAAATAAATAAGCAACTCATCTTTGGATCTCAGGTGATAAACCTTAGAGCTAAAACCTAAATATTTTCTATGGTTTCCTGCTGCTACTTTTACGCGGCTATAAACATTTTCAATGCGGCTGAGAAAATCACTCCACGCCTCATCATATCCATCGTAGGTTTTAGCTTCCTTCATTCTTTCTATGCACCGAAATGCCCGGTTTAGTTCTTTTTTAGCGGGATTGAAATCCATAGTAGCCACCTTTCTTATGAATGTTGAGTTGATAACTACGTATCTGCTTTTGTATTGGCATAAAGAGAGATAATACATCTACTAGTCTGTTGCTGGTGGATTTTTTTTATACGCTGCGTACGTACCAATACGAGTCTTTCAGTCGTGAACCAGAGAAATGAATATGAAGGAGCCACGCATCTATGGCAGCCGCTGGGATAAAGCCAGACTGTCTTTCCTGAAGTCTCACCCGCTGTGTGTGATGTGCCACAGACAGGGCAGGGCAGTGCCTGCAACGGTTGTGGATCACGTCAGACCACACAGGCTTAAAGAAGCACTGAACGGCGGAGGCCTGGAAGCTGTAGCGAAAGCGCAAAAGCTCTTCTGGGATAAAAGTAACTGGCAATCCCTCTGCAAACAGCATCACGACTCCACCAAACAGCGGGAAGAGAAGCGCGGCCACGTCATTGGCTGTGATGAGAACGGCCTGCCGCTTGACCCGGGGTCGCACTGGCGCCGTTGAGCCAACAGGGGAGGGCGGGTTAAAAGTTCAGGGAACACGCTGTTCCTGACCGCCAGCCCTCCTTTTTATGCACAACCGCGAAATGAAAAGTTTTTTTCGGGAGGTTGGAAATGGCCGGAAGGCGACCAAAACCAACCCATCTGAAAGTTGTTACAGGTAATCCGGGCAAACGTGCGCTCAATAAAAACGAGCCGAAGCCAGCCCGGGAGACACCAAGCCCGCCATCACATCTGACCGACTGGGGAAAAACAGCCTGGGGCAAACTCACCGTGCTTCTGGACGGAATGGGTGTGCTCACGGTTGCCGATTCTCTTGCGCTTGAACGGCTCTGCGATTTGTACGCGGAAATTCTGCAGTTGCGCCAGATAGTCGACATCGAAGGGCGCACCTATACGACCAAAACGCAGATGGGCGATTTTCTTATCAAGGCGAATCCGGCAGTTGCCATGCTGGCTGATGCCGATCGTCGGTTCAAAAGCTACCTGGTAGAGTTCGGATTAACTCCTGCGGCCAGGTCAAAGGTAAATGTAGATGGTGGAGAAAAAGAAGAAGACCCGCTCAACCAGTTCTTCGGCTGATCCCGCCACGCAATATGCAATGGACGTAACTTCGGGGAGGGTGCTTGCAGGGCCAGATATTAGAAACGCCTGCGCCCGACACCTTCGCGATCTGGAAAAGGGCCCGGCTCGTGGCCTGTTCTGGGATGTGGATGCGGTAAACCGGGTGATTAATTTCTTTGCCCAGGTGCTGAAGCTGAACGGTGGCGAGCACGAAGGGCAGCCATTTATCCTTCTTCCCTGGCAGTGTTTCATTGTTGGTTCGCTGTTTGGCTGGAAGAGCGCCGACCGTACTCGCCGTTTTCGCATGAGTTACATCGAATCCGGTAAGGGCTCCGGGAAGTCACCGCTGGCGGGCGGTGTGGGGCTTTATCTGCTGATGGCAGATAAAGAACCCCGAGCCGAAGTTTATGCAGCGGCCACCAAGAAAGACCAGGCGATGATCCTCTTCCGCGATGCGGTGACGATGGTGGATCAGTCTCCGGCGCTGGCGCAGCGTATCACCAAGTCCGGCACTGGTCTGAATGTATGGAACCTGGCATTTCTGCAGACAGGTTCTTTCTTCAAGCCTATCAGTTCTGACGATGGACAGTCTGGTCCGCGTCCGCACGGCGCGCTGATTGATGAGGTTCACGAACACAAAACAAACGCCGTCGTTGAGATGATGCGCGCCGGCACGAAGGGTCGTCGACAGGCGCTGATGTTCCTGATCACCAACAGCGGCCACGATAAAACCAGCGTTTGTTTCGAGTATCACGAGTACGGTCGCAAAGTTGCTGCCGGCGATCTCGAAGACGACAGCTTTTTCAGCTTCATCTGCTCGCTGGATGAGGGGGACGACCCCTTTAAAGATGAATCCTGCTGGGGAAAGGCTAACCCGTCGCTGGGTCATACCTTTACCGAGAAATATTTGCGTGAGCAGGTTACTCAGGCGCGGGGCATGCCCTCGAAAGAGAGTATTGTTCGCCGCCTTAATTTCTGTCAGTGGGTGGAATCTGCGGATCCATGGATTGACAGCGATACGTGGATGAAATGCGAGCAGGATTTCGACCCGGATGATCTGGCAGGTGAAGAATGTTATGGCGGCCTCGATCTTTCCGGTTCCCGTGACCTTACTTCCCTGGCACTTTACTTTCCGAGGCTGAAGAAGCTTCTTGTCGAATTCTGGACACCAAAAGACACCCTTCTGGAACGTGCCAAGACTGACCATGTGCCGTATGACGCCTGGCTGCGTAACGGGTTTATTCACGCGCCGCCGGGTAAAGCAGTGAACTACGGGTTTGTCGCTGGCCGCATCGGTGAGTTAACGCAAAAATACGATATCAGATGCGTAGCCTGCGACCAGTACCGCATTAAATATCTCGAAGTTGAACTGGCGAACCAGTCTGTTGAAGTTGAACTGATCCCACACGGGCAGGGTTTCTATAAGGCGCAGGAATCAGGACTATGGATGCCGCGCTCAATCGAGCTTTTTGAAGAACACCTTAACAGCGGCGAACTGATAATCCGCACCAACCCCTGTCTGCGCTGGAATGCGGCCTCTGCTGTTCTGGAAGCCGACCAGAAAGATAACCGCATCTTTGCCAAGAAGAAAAGTACCGGCCGTATTGATGGCGTGGTGGCTTCTGCTATGGCGATAGGCGCGGCAGAGGACGCGATTCTTGTAGAGACTGGAGACCCTGATGACTTTTTTGATGACCCGATCATGGTAGGTATCTGATGAAGGAAAAAAAACGGCCGGGCCGCATCAAAAGCGCGATTGTTAACTGGCTTGGCGAATCGATTGGACTGAATGACGAGGCTTTCTGGCAGGAGTGGTACGGCACCAGTAGCAGCGGCAAGGTCGTGACAGCAGAAAAAGCGCTTGCGCTGGCCTCTGTCTGGGCCTGTGTGCGCCTGCTGAGTGAGTCTGTTTCAACCCTGCCAATGAAGGTATACGAGCGGGCGGCTGATGGTTCACGCAAACTTGCGATTAATCACCAGGCCTATCGGGTGCTGTGCCGCCGTCCGAACAGTGAAATGACCCCGTCGAGATTTATGCTGATGGTGGTCGCCAGTATCTGTCTGCGGGGTAATGCCTACGTTGAAAAA